AGCTAACCCGCTCTGAGGGTTGCATAGAAAACAGAAAAGCCGCTTACTACTGCCCCCTGTAGGAACCCCGCAAGCGGAGAAGAGGCATGAGTAAACGGCTTGAACCTGTTGCTTCCTACGACAACGCCTCCATTGTATCACGGTCTCATCAGATTGCATAGGGGTTCACCCTTCTTACTCGTCCAGTGTCTGCGTAGTCGTCCTCGTCCCAGTCCTCCCGCGGTGGGGGATCGATGTCCAGCCACCCTGAGTCGCGCAGGTAACGCAGCGCCTGAGTGCATGCGTCCACTAGGTCGTCGTGGGTGGTTTCGGGGAAGGAACATATCTGACTCACGAACCCCTCGGCCCAGTCCTTGACGTAGCCCTTACGGCGGTCGCTCTCAGGTATCCACACCCTGCCGCGGGCGATGATGTTGGAGACGATGTTGAGGCGCTGCAGCTTGTCGGCGCGGCCGGGGTTGTACGCCCGCACAGGGAGGTGCGCACGCTGTAGGTCTTGGATGAGGGAGATGCCAGCTGACTTGTCCTCGATGAGGAGCAGGTCCACCCTCTTGCGGTCCTTGCCCTCACCGAAGACGGTCTCGTACTCCTCCAGCACCTTGGGGCGCAGGTCGGGGTACTGCATGCGCTCCTGCCAGCAGTCGATCACCATAGCCGACATAGGGCCGTCCAGCGGCTTGAACACGCCAAAGGTGATGCAGGCCGTGGGGTCGTTCTGCACCTTCTCGCTGGTGGCCACGTCGTAGGACTGGATGATGTACTCAAAGCGAGGGAAGGGCTTGCCAGCTGGCCACAGCTTGAACATATCGCGCTTGACGATACCGCCCTCCTCAGGGTCGATGATCTCGGCGTAAATCTCCTGCCTCCCCAACGTGGTGCCCTCGTACTGCAGAATCTGCTTCCTGAAGTTTTCGGACAGGTTGCCGAGGTTGGTATAGGTCGATGCGGTGGTGAGCACTACGTCGTCACCCTCGCGGCCAATGAGCTCGATGATGAGGTCCTTGGGTCTGGGTGTAGTAGTGCAGATGAGACGGGTACGCTTTCCAAGGCGCACGCCGAACTGTATCTGGTCCCACGCCTCCTGCAGATAGTCCCATGCCGCGAGCTCGTCGCACCAGCCCCCGTGGAACTGCGGACCCCTGAAGCGCTCAGGCTCGGATGCGGGTATGCCCTTAATGAGGGAGCCGTTGATCAAGCGCAGCTCGTGGTGCTGCTTGTTGTAGTCGGCGATTAGCGCTGACGGTATGACGGTGCAAAGGCCAGAGTCACCCTCAAAGCAAGTAGCCCTTACGTCAGCCGAGGTTGGAGCGGCCACCAGCCATCGGGTGTTGGGCTCTTCCCATGCCCACCATGCAATTTGCTCCGAGGCCATACGAGTCTTACCGGCCCCGCGACCCGCAAGACATAAGAAAATCGCCCACCAATCCCCCGCTGGCAGCGTCTGGTGCGCATGCTGCTTACTGAGCCACGTCATCCTCCACGCCCACGCCAGCCTGTACTCAGGCGATACGGCCTCGAGGCTCTGCCTTACCTGCGGGTCCTCGAGCAGGGCGGCTATGTCAGCCATTAGCCTGCTTGGTCAGCTCTACGTTCTTGAGCAATGCATCCAGCAGCTGCTGCGCCTGCACCTCTGCCTCTATTTTGATCGGATTGTCGGCGTCGCCACCCATCTGAACCTTGTTGCCGTACTTCTTAGGATTCCAGCAGGCCAGCAGCTTCAGGCGCGTCTCAATCTGCAGCTTGCGGTGGCCAAGCATGTCCTCCTCAGTCACTGTGATGATCTCCTTATCACCGCCCTGAGAGAACACCTTCTTGAGGCCAGTCACTGGTGAGTTGGAGATGTCCAGCGCCTCCTCCGCAATCGCATCAAAGCCAAGGTCGCGCGCGTGTGCGAGGCGTGGGGCAAACTCAGGGTGAGCATTACACCAATCGTACACCGTGCTCCAGCTTATCTGCTCCTCCCTGCATACTTGACGCAGTGGAACGCCGCAGGACACTGCCTTGCATATCCTGTCTGCAATCTCTTGTGAGTACTTGGAGCCTGACCCTTTCGGTGCCCCAACTTTCTTTTTTACTTCTGACATATGCTGTCCTAATGGTTTGATTGTCGCGAGTGTATCAAACCTTTCGGCGCTATGCTAATGCGAAAACCTTTATGGTTTCCATAAGTCTGGCCTGTAGCATATGAGCACGAGCAGGCTTACTGCTACCAGCCCTACCATGAGCTGGTCGAGTATCCTTTCAATGATTCGGCGGCTCAACGGACCTGCTCCTTATGGCCCTTACAACGCCCTCTACCATTCTTGCGCATGCGTCGCGCTCTCCGGCGATTAGAACGTGAGCGAAGCGCTCGAGGTCGTCCCACCTTACCTTAAGGCCGCACTCGTCCTCCATGACGCCGCAGTACCTTGCCAATGCTTTGACTTCATCCTTGGTCATTTCAAACCTCTTGCGTTACTAAGTACTCGTGAGCGTAGTCCAGTGACTCTACGGCAGCCACAATGTGGTCCTGATGAGCCATCGGGCTGCGTGTCAGCTTGGCGGTTAGCGCTGCAATGATCGCGGCCGCGGCGTCCTCAGTGATCTGAGTCGCGTCCAGTGCGTTGATCGCGCGCAACGCGTTAGCTGCAACCATGTAACCGTGTTCCATCTTGTCCATTTCGCTGTCCTTCACTGTTGTAGCACCGAACCGTTCAGTGCATGCCTGTAAGTGTATATTAAACAAGTGGGTTGTGCACACTTCAGCAAAAATATTTTTTTGTTGGCTTTATATCCTGTAAACGCCAAGTTCACCGGGGTTGATCCACTCTGAGTACAGCCCAAACTTCCTCAGGACATTGTCGATCTTGGGGTTTACCCCAAAAATCCAATTATTGTTTGCGCTGTAGTAGTCCGCCCACTTGTAGGAGTCTGGGTCCTCGGCGCTGATTTGGAACCGACCGTCCATGTCATCGCGTACGTAAACAGGAACGCCTATCTTTTGTAACTCTTTAAACGCTTTTAAGTAAGGGCTTTTAATTTCATTCATTGGGCTCTCCTATCATTCTCTTGATTGTGAATAAGTCTTTGTACTCTGGGTGACGAGCCCTCCAAAGCCTTGCATAGAAGGCGATGTAGTCGTTGCTGATCTTGAAGTCCTCCCCAGTAGTCTCGAGGTACACCTCCCACCGTATGCGGTTGATGATGAGCCAGTGACTGACTTTATGGCGGCCGGTGCGCACTACCTCAAGCGAGAACCGCTCAAAGTACTCCCACACTTTCGGGTTGGCCTTGTGCCACTCCCAAAAGTCTCTCTTGCGCTCTTCAAATGAAATCACGCCGCCACCTCTGCACCCAACACGGCCTGCAGCCCTTTGAGCATCTGCTCTGCCTCAGCTCGAGTCAGTGTGGTATGCATGCTTGCACTGCGCGCCTGTAAAGATAGCCAGACGCCGCCGTTGTCCCACTGGTCAACGCTGATGCGCACGTGCTCTTCGGTGTAGATAATTGTTTCGATTTCTTCTGACATGATGATTCGCTTTCGTTTAAGTTATGGGGCCGAAGCCCTTTAGGTTTGGTTATCGTGGAATCCACTTGGTTACGTAGCAAGCCGCGCTTGAGCCGTACAAAACGTGCACTTGTTTGTGTGTCTTGTTCTTTTTGTCAAAAGCCGCCTCTCGGGCCTGTTGAACTGCCGCATAGAACTCAACAGAAGTCACTGGCTTACCAGACAAAAAGAATTTCTGCTCATCGTCATAGTTAACCCATTGGCTGGCCTCATTCCATTGACTAGTTTCTTCTGTATGGCCGTTGCTGTATGTTGTGGTGTATCGCTTCATGGTGTTCTCTTGATAGGGGCCGAAGCCCCGTGGGTTTAGCGGCTGGTGACCTTGACGCTGAAAACCGCTGTGGTTTTCGTAAACTTAGCGTAGGCGTCTGCACCGAATTCTTTGATGAAGGCGTCCTTGTCGAATACAGAACGGTTGGACTCAATATAGGTAGCCTTGAAGATGGCGCCCTCTACAACCTTAGCGCCGCCTGCGCTGGCAGACTCTTTGATGGAGTCCTTGATTGCTTCTGCTTGCTTGGTCAAGTCAGCGATCTGGGCCAAGAGTGAGCCCAGAGTGTCTACGCAGTTAAAGTTGATGTCGTTGTTCATTTCGCTTTCCTTCTCTGGTCTGCCTCGCACTATTGCTTGGTCAGTGATGTAAGTATAAGCCCAAATTAAACAATACGACAGACTTTCTCAACTAAATTTTAATCTTCTTGCTCTTCCCGATAGGGTTCTTCAATCAGGCTAAGTGTATCCTTCAGGAGAGCAGCCTCATCATAACCGTAATATTTCTCAAAACCTCTGGTCCCGAGGCCATGCACTCCAGTATTTCCTCTGTGGTGCTCAGGGCACAGGGGTATCACGCTCATGTGGCTAGAGCGCCCCCAGCCCCCTGCAAGCTTGCGTGGGTGGTGCAGCTCTGCAGGGGTGCCTTCATAACCCATCCTTCTACAAACTGCACAACCGAGCTCGGCCACCTTGGACATATGCTTTTTCTCTTTGAGTGTTGTCATTGCCGCGGAGCCTTTGACTTAAGCATCTCAATAAGATCGTCCTCCTCCTCAGGCGTGAGCCTCTCGCTGTTCTCCAGCAAGGTGCCGTCGTCCACCATAGTCTGAAGGTCGGCGATTATTTCGGCCAGCTCCTCCTCGGTGCCGTCGAAGTCATCAAAGCACCCTTCGGCAAAAACAATTTTCATCTTTTCAGTCATTTGCTTCTCTTTTCGTTGCGATCTTTAAGTTCATAGCAGGTGATGCAGCGCCACATCTTGCGGCCATTGCTAGTCAACGCCTGCTTCTCGGCTGGCCTTGTACGACACACTTGGCAGGTCTTCAATTGGCGCCTCGCTTGGCGGCCATCCATCCAGCATGGAACGCCTCCCTTTGTACAAAGTACTGCTCTGGCCTGTGGCTGTGCGGCCACTCTGCGAAAGCTCTCTCAACGGGGTCTTTACTCTCTCGCTTTTGGGCAAGCTCCTCAATTTTCTCGAAAGCTTCATCTTCAGCGGTTTTCAACTTTACCTCCCTCACGGTTAATCTTAAAATACCAGTCGTCGCGCACCTCGGATGGGGGCACAAAACCGTAGCGCTTCCACGTACCCATCACGTCTGAGCCTCTGGTCCATGCACGACCCCACGGTGTGGAAAATGTCAGCGGCTCCACTGTTGCTCGCTTGATCTCTCCAACAATTTGAAATTTTTTCTGCGTTTTCATAAAGTAACTCTTCCTTCCACTCGGTTGTTTGCTTGCTCTGTTCTCCAAATTTCTACCCTCAGCTCGGCCGCGGTCATCTCCCACTTAAGGCGCTCCTCCTCCTCAACTGCGGCCCTTAGCCCGTCAAGTAGTTGGGTCATCTCTGGGTGGGCGTAGGCCTCTCGCTCCTGCGCACCTATGGTGGTCTCGCCACTCTTCTTCATCAAGATTGCCTTGAGGCTCTTGCGAAACTGCTCGATGTAGGAGCGCTCCGCCCTAGCCTTTGCATACAAGTGCCTGTACGACAGGATGTGATCAACCGCCTTGTGCGGGTCTCGTTCATAGCTCATTCTCTTTCCTCTTTCCTTTCTTTAAGTACGCCAATCATTCTCAAAGCGGCTTCTGCGCAGTCGATCCTGCACAGGGTGCCACCAACCCACTTCTCAAAAAAATCAGACTGTAGGTCCGTTAAACGCTTTTTAGGGCCATCCTTCACTTCTACCAAAAAAGTGTGACCCTTGTAACCGACCAGCAGGTCAACTGGCAGGCCAATGATCCATACGTAAGCGCCAGCTGCCCGTAATGCGGACACGATTTGGTCTTGGTTTGCGTCAACCCTAGCCGCTCTTCTCATTTTGAATCCTATTCATACGTTGTTTTAAATCATCGGCGCCTTTCTGTCCACGCCGCTTTGCTATGTCGGCAATGGTGCCGTGCCACCACGTTAGTGCCGCTACTTTACCGACCTCTTTTTGCTTAGTTCTGTACCTTGTAATCCACTCTCTAGCTTCGCAATTTTTCATATGCTCAATAGTTTCGAGACTGATTGTGATATTGGATGGTGCGAGTCTTTCTGTAGGTACAGCTTTTTCTCTTTTTTGCGGTTTCATTTCTCTAATTGTGCTTGAATTCTTTTGCCAATCCAATGAACTACCGGAACAGCCCAGCTATTGCCTAGAGCCTTGTATCGAGGGCCATCAGGACATTGGTCGGCTGGCTTCTTGCGCCAAGGGATTTCGGTGTAGTTGTCAGGAAAACCTTGTAGACGTTCGCATTCAATAGGAGTTAGGCGGCGCACAGCCATGCCTTGCACAATGCCCCCCACAGCATCAACTTGTCCAGGCGCAGATGAAACACGCAATGGTTGATTTACTTGGCCTTGAATTGTGTGGTTATAAGCATCAAAACCAAAAGCCACCGCAATACTTGCTTGCCCATCATTTGATCCGCATCCAAGACCATGAGTTGTGCCATTTGTACTTGTGATAGGGTCTTGTGTTGGGTGAAAAGCAATTGGTTGTGCTACAGAACCTTCAAAACCGCCCCCTTTAGTTCTTGCTTTAAGAGTTCCAAAACAATCAATCATGGCATTCTGCTCTTCATCAAGACCAATCGGCTGCGCTACAGCATGAACAAAGGCTGAAGTAACTGTATGCGCTGGATCACCTGAGTCACCAACGCCCACTCCCTGCCTATTCATCTCATCATGCTTTTCAGGGTCACGTCCAGCATTTCTCATATCAATTGGAATTGGTTGCGCCACACCTAACATACCACCAGCCCTACCAGCAACTCGCATAGTTGGCGATAAATTAGTGGTTGCATCTCGGCCATCATCATTGCGACTAAAAGCAATTGGCTGCGTTATGTGTTGGTCTTGAACAGACACAGGCAACAGCGCCCCCTCTTCCACATCTCGTGCGCCAAGGCTGTTGAACATACGAGCAGTAATAGTCCCAATTACATGACCGTTAGCCAAAGACTGATGCGTTAGCTTTTGGCCTCCGCATTGGGTGTCGAGACTGCCTGCAACGCGTGGAATAACGCCTGCGGTAGTGCTTTCCCGCGCTTCTCTGCTCGGCGCAGTATCCCGGCGCACGCCATTGAACTCAAAAAGAACTTCTGCGGGATCGAACCCTTCTCTAGCACTTGCGACAACGAACACACGGCGGCGTCGTTGGGCCACTCCGAAATATTGGGCGTCAAGGACTCGCCACGCGACTGTTCTTTGGGGGCCATACACACAACCAGCGTTTGTCCACTTTTCCCCTGGTGGGACGATTGGATCATCTTCCCCGGCAAGTGCTCCAAGAAAGCAGCCGAATGCATTGTCTTTTGTTGATAGGACTCCTGGGACGTTTTCCCAGAAGATGATTGCTGGAGAATCTCCTCGAACAGATCGTACATGGTCAATTGCATTTGCGATACCTACAAAAGTTAATGAAAGATTACCCCTTGCATCATCAAGGGAGTTACGAAGACCTGCAACAGAAAACGCCTGACATGGTGTTCCGCCACAAAACAAATCAGGAGCTTCAACCTCCCCTGAAAGTATTCGGTCAGGCAAGGCGGTCATGTCACCAAGATTTGGAACATCAGGATAATGATGCTTCAAAACAGCGCTAGGAAAAGGCTCAATCTCGGATAACCAAGCAGCCTCCCAACCTAATGGATTCCATGCAACAGATGCGGCCTCAATGCCGCTACATACAGAGCCAAATTTCATAATGCTAAATGTGGATAGTTAACAAAAAACTTTTCATCAGCAGCCTTAATCTCAACTGGTTCATGGTCTCCTGTGAGGTAAAGAGCTTGGAGGATGATATCTTCGCTAAATTGCGCGCCGTCCCTGACTCTGTCAAGAATTCGATTTGCTTCATAGTAGTTCAAAACTCCTCCTCGTCGTACCACTGCGACACGGTCTTGGCCTTGAGGTCAGGAAGCTTGCCGATTTTAGGCTTTATAGGTCCGCGATTCCACTGGTGATGGCTGCACATTGGGCGGTCGATCTGGACAGTCCACAGGTTGGTACATCCGGCCACTGAGCAGTAGAGCCTGTTGCCCTCGTCCACAGTGTCTGATTTTTTATCTGGTCTGGCGAATGTCATTTTGCGTACTTCCCGTCAATGATTTTTGCAAAGTTTGTGGCGTTCACGATCCACACAAGGTCAGGCTGCCACACCCTGCCGTTGCTCTCAAAGCCTTTCGCCAGTGAGGTCTCGTTGGCCACGTAGCCAAAGAAAGAATCCCACCACTCAAGGCCGTCCTCCATCGTGCTGTAGCCTTTAGGGCTGTAGATGGATGGCTTGCCTGCCTGAGTCCACCTCGCCTTCATTGCGGCCTGCCTTGCCCCTTCCCATACCCTTGGCTGCATTAAATGCGGCAGGTGTTTCTTGTAAAGACTTAAAAGCTCCTTGTGGGGGCAGGGAGGAAACGAAGTTTCCGACTTAATGGTATTTATATTCTGTTTCTGTTCTGTTTCTGTTCTGTTAGGGTTACACAATGGTTCCTCGTTAGAAACCTCAATGGTTTTAGGCCTGCCTCCAAGCTTGCCAGACTTACGGTTTAGGTCGACCCTCACGTTGTAGGCCGCAATCTCTTTGTCCGCTCTGGTGTTGATGTAGCCCTCTTCGGTCTGCACAAAGAACTCCTTTAGAACGGGCTCAACCACGTCCTCGTCGAGTCGAATGCGTCTGGCCACCAAGCTGATGTCTAGAGGCAGGGGTCGCTCTGCCATGTAGTACCAGTCCAGCAGCCTGCGGTACGCCAAGTCCTCGGCGTCGTCTAGGTGCATGGTGTGTGAGATGTAGTCCCCAATGTGAAATTTGTACCAAATCATTTCGCTGTTTTTCCAAAAATGTCGGGCCTTAAATCAGCCCTCTTCACTCGCCTGCCAGTCAAAGCCTCGATGTCTCGGGCCAGTTCAGGGCTAGGCAGTTTTCGCCCTGAGATTACTAACGACAGCCATGTCTTGCTTATGCCCAGCTGTAGGGCTAGTTGGACCTTGGCGCCCCTTGGTTTGTCTGAAAAATATTCGGTTAGGTTCATGCCTCTCCTTTTGTTGGGTTAAGTGGATGTTACACATAAAATAAATTTGCGCAAGGGGTATTGTACGCTGAAATTAAACGTGATACATTTAGGCGTGTTTAACACAGAAGCGAACTAAGGAGCGTTTATGAGAGAAGAGGAAATGCACCAGCTCATGCTGGAAAGGCAGCAAATGCTAGAGGAGGCTTTGGAAAGGGCCGAGGCTGGCAAAGCAAGAGGGTCCGATTGGGACATCATCCGCAGCGAGTGCGGTACGCCCAAGAGGAAAGTAACAGTGACACTTGAAGTGGTATCAATATCTAGGAGAAACAAATGGGACTAACAGTGAAAGCATCAGGCGGAACGTCGTCATTCAAGCCAGTGCCACCCGGCATGCACCTCGCACGGTGCTACCGAATCGTGGACCTCGGCACGCAAGAGTCAACCTACAAGGGTGTGGCCAAGAAACTTAAAAAAATCATGCTGCAGTTTGAGGTGCACAGCGAGGACATGGACGGCACCCCGCTGGTGACCGACAAGGGCGAGCCGATGAGCATCAGCAAGAACTTTACGGCCAGCCTAGGCGAGAACGCAAACCTACGCAAGGACCTAGAGAATTGGCGCTCACGCTCATTCACGGCCGCGGAGCTTGAAGGCTTTCAGCTTAAGAATATTCTGGGCGCGTGGGCTATGTTGTCTGTGGTGCGGGAAATTGGTAACGACGGCAACGAGTACACCAACATTGCCAGCATCAATCCCGTATCGTCTCAAATCAAGAAGGCAGGGTTACCGCCCGCTCACAACGAGCTGGAGATTTTTGACCTTGAAAACCCTGACATGGCCATCTTTGAAAACTTCAGCAACAAGCTGCAGGAAAAGATCAGAGCAACGCCTGAGTGGCAACAGGGCGGCAAGCCTGCCCCCAAGAATGACTCTGGGTTCGACGACATGGACAGCGACATTCCATTTTAATAAGGTAACAAGACGTGATGAGAACTTTTAAACAACCAAGCAAATTTGAGTCCTTAATTCTTAAGGTCAAAGCACTCCTAGGCCTTCAAAAGCCAGAGCCTCCTAAGCCACCAAAGGGCACCTTTTCATTGACCGTGCAGCAGGTGGCCGCCATGAAGGCTGCTGGGATTTGGAACGACCCAGCCAGAAGGGATCGCATGATTAGGCGCTATGCAACGGAGGCGGTTGAGCGGGCGCCTTACGGCCTTACAAAAGACGGCGTGCCTAAGAAGAAGCCCGGCAGGAAGCCCAAGCCTGTCGCAAGGGGCCGCAAATGAGCTTGGTTGTCTCATCAACAAGAGCAAGCGAGTCTAACCATTGGTATACGCGAGACGGCGCTCCCATGTATACCGTGGAGGCCGCGAAGGGTGGCCAGCGCGCCACAACCCTGCGTGACGCTCGCAAGCTCAGTCTGGTACCCAGCGTCACCACAATCCTCAATATCGTGGCCAAGCCCGCTCTATTGGCTTGGATGCAGCAGCAGGTCCTGTACTCGGCCCTTACCCTCCCTAAGCGCGCGGAGGAGCCCGAGAAGGAGTACATCGACCGCATCATTAGCGACTCCAAGGAGCAGGGCAGGGCGGCGGCTGACGCAGGCACGGAGATTCACGCATCTATTCAAGGACACTATGAAGGACAGCCAACGGGAAGGCACAAGGACAGCGTCGACGCCTGCACCAAAGCCATCAGCGAGCATTTTGGTGACTGCACATGGATTTCTGAGCGCTCATTTGCACACGAGGCGGGTTTTGGAGGTAAGTGCGACCTATTTACTAAGTCAGGAATTGTCGTCGACATCAAGACTAAAGAGTTCTCGGACCCCGAAAAGGTCGACACGTACGACGAGCACCTCATGCAGCTCTCAGCCTATCGAGTGGGCCTAGGCATACCAAGCGCAAGGGCGGCCAATGTGTTTGTGTCGCGCAGCGTGCCCAACTTGGTGGTCGTAAAGGAGTGGTCCGCGGAGGACCTAGACCGCGGCTGGGAAATGTTCATGCACTTGTTGCAATTTTGGCAGCTTAAAAATCAACATCAGTAAGGAGAGACCATGTTAAGTGAAGAGTCCATTAAACAGATATTTTTTTACTGCGACCAGCACGAGCCCAACGCGGTGGTGGCGGACGACGTAGACATCTATCAATTTGCCCAAAAGGTTGCGGCCTTTGTGCAGCCGATGATTGCCCTGAAAGAGCACCAGCGCTGCGTCAAGATGGTGAACGACATGAACCCAGAGGTAGCAAGAGCGCTTGAGAATCAGCGCCCCACTGCTAATGACTTATGAGGTTACTTCTGATTTGTTATGGAATTGTGCTGGGTGTTGCGTTTGCTTCATCTTTAATAACAATAGCAACCATATATTTAATGGGCAAGCTTTAGGAGCAATAAATGAGCGACTGCAAGATTGAAATGGAATACTTAGAAGAGAACCCAGACGGGTCTATCAACGTCCAGCTCCACATGGACGCCGACTCGGCTAAGTACCTAATCACCTATGGATTCCTTCACATGCTCAGAGAGGCCGTCAAGGAGGGGAAGGTAAACACCGTAGAAGAAAAGGCCGGAGGCACAGATTGAACTGCTTTATCTGTCATAAGCCAGTCGAGCACAGCGAAGGGTCCGCCTTCCTCGGAAGATATGCCCATAAGGAATGTTTCTTAGACAGTCTGCTCAAACAACGAGATGCCGTAATCGCTGTGCAGAAGTTGGAGAAAGAACGTATTGAGGGAAAAAGTGATGAAAATTAACGTGACACTTGGTAGCGACACCGTAGACAACATATTTATTGAGCGCCTTAGGGAAGACCTTGAACTATTGGAGACAGAGACTGTCCCAGTTTTCTCAAGCGAACCCGAGATTGAGAAGCAGCATATTGGCGCTTTGAAAGGTGCTTACAAACAGATTCTTTCTTACTACGGTGAGATGGTATGACTGAATTATCAGAGTCCAGCTTGGAAGCCGCGCTCATGGAAATACGAAAACACATGGATGAAGCTGGAGAAAAGGTTAGCTTGATACCAAAATATCTTATGGTTCGCCCAGCAGATTTAGAGGCGCTTGGATTGACCGTGGATGAAGTTGTAAAGATGATTAAGAAGGAGAACATATGACTATCCAATCAGACTTAAAACAGAAGCTCAGAGAATCCGAACTGATCTTTGAGAAAAACTGGAAGCGGCATCAGAACCTACAGATCGTTAAAGGTCTGTTCGCCGTGGCATGTTTCATGGCGTTTATTGTATTTGCTGGTTTCTATATACAGAGGTAAAGCATGACACAAGATGAAATCATTGAAACCAAGGCGGCATGGGGTAAAACATTTGTTGAAATCATTGATCCAACAAAAGAGAACCATGTTTTTCGAGCTTACTTTGAACAGCCTCAGCGTGAATGGGCGGGGCTGACGGATGAGCATATTGAACGCATCTATAACCGCTACGGCGGCGACATGATGAACTGCGCACGGGCAATCGAACGCGAACTGCGGGAGAAGAATGCATGATTATCAAACGCAACATGGCTATGGACAGCCTGACGCGAGTATGCGAGGAAAGTCTGGCGCTTATCAAGCAATTGATTGAAGTTGACAACGACACTTACGCACAAGGTTACGAAGACGGCGTGGCTGCGCAGGCCAAAGTGCAACAGACTTTGAGGCCTTGGGTTGGGTTGACGGATGATGAGTACAAAGAAATATTGTCCGAAACTACTGAATGTGGGTTATTAGCTTTCTATAACTTAATTGAAGAAAAACTTAAGGAAAGAAACACATGAACATCACACTTAACTTAGAGAAACCTGTGGAGCCATCTTCAGACTTTCCAAAGCACTCAATCAAGGCATTCTGGATGGACGATGGCCGCATTGGGGTTGTAGCTTCTGTTCAGAGGCAGGATGGCGGCTTTCATTTGATACAAGACATACTTGATTTACCACAAAAGAAGAACACATGAGCACGGAAGCAATGAAGCCTTTGGCATGGAAATGTTACACAAAACCTCTTGAAAGACGTTTGCAACATTTGGAAACCAAAGATTATCAAAACAGTTTTGACAAACAAGAAGCGTCTGCATTACGTCACGTGTTGGGAATCGTCACACAACCACAGCGCACATGGGTTGGGCTTACGGATGATGAGGAGAAGAACCCATGAAAGTACATCACCTTAAAGATTGGAATACTACCGGAATGCTTACTCATGCAATAGAACGCATAGCGCCTGACCAGTCTTGCATTGTGCTGTTTTATGAAGATGATGAAATCAAAACACTTTCATCACATGTAGACAACCAACACGCTATATGGATGTATGAACTGGCAAAGCTAGTTGTATTACATCAATGCATTACTCATTGAAGGAGAAATATATGAGTGATAGATTTGATCTAGAACAAGCGATCCTTCGGGCGGACATGGAGGGTGACTTAAACCTGCTATTTGAGAGAACCTGTAACGGTCCGCCGATGTCCGAGGACGATATGGCCAACGCTTTGCTGGGACTCATTACCCTCAACGCTTTGAGGCAAGAAAAATTGTGGAGTATTTTTGAAGATATGTGCCATCAAAAAATGTTTAAGGATAAGTATGAAGCTGTGGGTTGACCCGCCCGCTGGGTGGAGATATGGGTTCCCAAAGGTCTTTGATACCAAGGACGGGGACATGAGGGTTTGGCTAGTGGAGCAGGGCTATCCCCAAGCCGATATTGAAGACCTAGGCGAGCATTTCTATGTGCGCCAGTGGGTGGCAGATGAAAAAGATGTAAGTACGTAAGTAACCACACTGAAAGGACCAGCATGAAGCAAGAACTTATTGAGATAGTAAAGCAGCTTAAAGAGCTGATAGATTCACAGGACGATTATCTAGAAACTGTCCCAGAGGATATTCGAGATTTGTTGTTTGATAACAAATATGCTGCCCTTCAAGACCTGAAACTGCAACTTGTAATGGAAAAGTTGTTTGAAGATGTGGACGAGGATATATACTGGTTTCTGTATGACTTTGAGGCTGGTGCCGTAGGCGGCCCGCATATCATTAAAGAGGGCAAAGAGTACTACATCAAGTCCAATGAAGAGTACTATGAGTACTTAAGGGGTGCGTGATGAACCCAAAAATAGAAAAGCTGATTGAGATGTGTGTCGAGAATGGCGTTGAGTATGGGTGGAGAAGGGCTCATAAGCATACAGATGAGCCAACCGAGGAGGCGATTAAGCGCGAAATTGACTACGCGATTAGGTGTGAGTTTTATGAGTGGTTCAACTTTGAGGAGTATCCGCAATGTTAAATTATGAAAGACTAAACTGTGCCTTTGACATCCTTGAGTACGAGGATGAGCTTGAGATTGCGATTCTCAGGCATCAAGCAGAGTCCGACCAGCTTCGGGCAGACTGCTGGGAACTAAAGGATCATGTGAAAGAGCTTAAGCAAAAGGTGCAGGATCAGGACAAGCTGATTAGCCGCATCTTTAAAGAGCTCTCAGAAACCAATAAGGTTTCCTACGCATAAAAAGGGGACCGTTAAGTCCCCTGTTTTTTTACTCTTCTATCTTAATCGTTAAGGTTGAGATGGTGGACGGCTCGTCGTCTTCTTTTTCCTCTTCCTCGTACAGGTCATCCTCAGTGATAACGTCGTACTCGACGGCCCACCCATGCTCCATCTGTAGGTCGATGAACTCTTGAAGGATTTGTACTTTTTCAAAGTCACAGGTCTCAATGACGACTCTCTCGTCGCCGCCCCAAACCGAAATATCAATTTCAACTCTGTACATGGTAGCTCCTTTAAACATCAATAATCTGTCCACGAAATTCAACTTGCCCATCCGCCCACTTATGAACCAGCTCAGGCCATAGCAGTTTGCCATCCTTAAATGTCAGAACTGCGAAACCTGAACGCCAGTTTACAGGGGCGTCCTCTAAGTAGTCCATAAACTGCGGACCGTTTGTCTCGGCCAACGTACCAGTGTCGACACCGAAACGATTGCCATTGTAGTCAGAGTACGGCGTGACCTTCAGGCTGTGCAGGTGGCCAGTCACCACGGTCTTGCCCGCGTTGACGGTGTTGTTGTGAGCGGCATGTATTCCGCCCTTCCATCGGTGCTTTACAACCACGTCCTCTGTTGCCCAGCAGGACCAGCAGGGCTTCCATGCGGGAAAGTGATCCTTTAAGGAGAAGCCCTTAACCTGCTCGTACTGGGGCGCATTGGCCGCTAGGCGGTTCTCAAAGCGCGCGTCGTGGTTACCTAGCGTCCACACCAATTGAGCGTTGTGGCGGGCCTTTTTGGCGGCCTCCTCAATCTCCCCTAAGGCAGCCTCGCAGGCCTTTAGTTCTTGAATAACTGATGGAGTTGAATCCCAGCCAATACGAGGGTGACGGCTAATGGAAGCGCCGTCAAAGACATCCCCATTAGCGATGACTGCTTTCGGCTGAAGTTCTTTGATAGCCCATAACAGACCAAAATAAGCAGTACTGTGAAGGCCGGGCCAAAAATGAGCATCAGAGAATACGATGACAGTCCCATTTTCTACTCCTAGGTGTACCCTCTGTGGGTTGTTCAATGCGGCGTTGAGGTTCCTGTGCCTGTCGCTGTGTGGGTGCACCGCCTCTAGTTTAATTTTTTGCCTATTCTCTATCCTGCGGCGGCGCTCTAAAACTTTTCTTTTATCAAGGCCAAGGATTTCTGCTACTTTGCTGTGAGAGCCGTGGGTGGCCCATAGCTCAATGAATTCTTTTTCGCTAACTGCGGCCTTTGGCATATCATTCCTTTAAGTTAAGTCGCCAGTAAAGTGTGCCTTTGGCACCCCAAGGTATCGTTGGCTCGAACATTTTGAAACCTATAGCTATCAAGCTGTTTGATGAAGCTGGGTTGTGGTAAGTGTCCGTGACGAGCCAGTTCCAATTCAGCGCCCTCGCCTGCCTGACTCTGGCGCGGATGAGTTTCTTTTGAAGGCCATAGCCGCGGTGAGTCGGGATAACGCCCGCCCGACATAAGTAACCAGTGTCAGACCAGCGGTGAGAAGGGACAAGGCCAGCGAAAGCGCACGCAACGCCATGTGCGTCATAAATAATCCACCAATCACCAGTGGATGTGTCGTACGGTTTGTCATAGGGTAAACAAATTTTTTGAAGCGTTGACAGTTGATCAACAGCCAAAGGATTAAGAGTGTTTACGCGCTTAATTTTCATGCGCTTATTAGGCTTACATAAAATTACTTCTATGTGACATCTCTAAAAAAATCCCCCACCCCGAAAGGCGGGGGGTCAAATACCGTAGGCAACTGCGAAGCCACGGCAACTTGAGCAAGCGCTCAAATTAGGGAGAAATGCCAGTATATTCTTTCAATTTTTGGTTGTAAAACTCAGGGTCCTCGCGGTACGCCTGAATTGCGGAGGCGCCCAATGAGACGGGAACCGTAACAAGCTGGTGAGGGCCGGGCACCATCGAAGCTACGCCGCTTAAAGCTCCCACGCCTTTAAGGCCCATCTTTAAATAGTCCCTTTGGTTCTCTGGCTTGTCATACTCGTGGGCCACTTCAGCAACATCTAAACCAGCGGAAAGTCCAGCTAAAGGTGCCAAGGCATACTTTCCAACAGTGGCCACTGGCTTCATCATGTTCCTAAACATGCCATTGACAGACTCAAGGCCAGACATTGCTTGAGACATAATTGATGGAGGCTTGGGTGCCGTGGAAATAGGCTGTCGAGGAGGCAGCTGCGACAAACCTCCCGGCTGGCCTAAAGGAAGGTCTGGGTTTGGCGCAACGGGCGCTTTCATAGAGAACGATTCGCGAGGACCTCTTCCTGCGCTTTGACTTTCCGTCATAAATCCACCGTACCGTGGATTCTCAGCAAAGTTTCCCGCGCCCATGGTTTTGAGCTTGTTCATAGCTTCGCGGCGCTGTGAGGCCAAGTCGTGCACGCCGCCAGACTGTTTGGTCATATCTAAAGCGCGACCCGCCTCAATGTCAGTCAGGTTAGCAGCTTTGCCGTAGTTGTAAACCATGTTGCCAGTTTGTCCAGCACCCAAGCGGCCAGCGTCTGGGCCGCCTGACGGGATAGGTTGGCGCATTATGCTTTGGCCACTCGGGGCGGGAGCCCCGGGAGCCCCGGGAGCAGCCCCGGGAACTGCGGGAGGAGTTACGCCAGCAGCGCGCTGTGCAGCAATGCGGGCCGTCTCTTCTGCGCCAGCGCGTTTAACGGCGGCGGCAGTGTTCCTAGCACCAAGTCCCTGAGCGCCAGTAGACAACATTCCAGCGGCCGTGCCAATGCCGCCAAAAAGAAACCGCTCCGCCGGGCTTGCCCCAGATTTATCTCCCGTTGGCGGGGGAGGCGGCGGGGCATCCGCCATGACCATATCGCCGTCGCGCTCTGCTGGCTTTTCAGCAGGCTGTGCCAACGGCTCAAAGGGCAACATCTTGGATTCAGGTATTGCAGAATAAAAGCTCGACAGGGTCTTCTCGTATTCTTGCGGTTTCACGCCAAAGTAAGAGCCTTTTTTGCCAGACGCCAAGCCACGAGTGAATGCGCCAATGTCGTCTCCGGTGTTGACGGCCAGCGGGAAATTGCGCTTAATCAAGTCTGCGTAAAATTCACCAAAGATTTCGGGGTCTTCAAATTTTTCGTACTTATCGACGGACCCAGTCTTGTTGTCTTTGGCTTCGTAGCCGTGGCCGCTGAAGTCTTTGACGCCGCCCAAGTTGTGATGCTTCTTGGCCATATCGGTCTGGCCCCAACGGCTCTCTAAACCCCACTGACTCAACAACACATTGGGGTCGACGTTGATCTCTTTGCTAACTTGTTGAGCAACGGGCCCGTAAGTGTCAATAAACTGTTCAACATTTTTGTTGGCCATGTTATTCCCCCTTTACCTTGCGACGGTTTATTCCAGTCACTGGGTCTTTTATGTATCCGGGGCTTGGTGGGTTTGCATTAGTTGCGGGAGCTGCTGGCGGCTTGGTTGGCTCAACAAGCATCTTTCCACCAAACGACAGGTCGGCCAAATCTGAGTTGTACTTATCACGCATTTCCGCGTATCGGTCGGAGTCTAAAAACTCGCCAGCCGTCATTTTTGAATTTTTAAATTCTTTTGCAACGCGACGATCAAACTGTGCGCGACGGGTCATCAAATCTGCCTTCATACGAATTGTTTCTGGCGTGTCTTGTGCGTTGATGCCAGCACTTCCCATCAACTGTTGCTCGTAATTGGAAACTGAACCCTTCATGTACTTGGTCTGCGCCAATTGCATCTGGGCTACATACATTAAAAACGTGCGATACTTGGCCTGATCTGCTGCACTTAATCCAGCATTTCGCATGACATTTTCAATCTCAGGTACGCCCACACGGAAGTTAGTTGTCCCAACACCGCCTTGAATTAGCATTGCAATTCCTGAAGAAATTTTGTCGTTATTCAAAATACCAGACATTTTTGAGGCATTGGGATCAGCGGCAAATTTTCTAAATTGATTAGCCAAGGTAATTGTGTCGTCTGCATCTTTACCGCGCTGAATAAAGTCTTTTTTGGTTGCAAATTCTTCTTCAAGTTCAGTCGATTGCGTTTTTTCTGCTTTTTGTTTGTCAAGCTCAAGTTCTTGTTTTGACTTTATGCGTGATGGTTCGCCAGCTTTACCCTCTGCTTTTTGAGGGCCCTCCACAACTCGCTTGGCCAAGTCGTAATAGGCTGGATCATTGTTTGCAGCCAACATGCTAAGTCTGGCCGCGGTGCGCGCATCAACTGAATAGGTGCCGGGATAACCGTACAACTGCACCTCTTCTGTTTTTCCAGTTGGGTACTGATAAAACTTACCAGTCGACAAGTCAAGCACGCCACCTTCTTTGTCTCGATAGCGCTTTTGCTCAATCTCCTGACCTTCTTTGATGAGGTCGCCGGGGGACTTTGACTTATCAAATCGGTTCAGCCTAACGTAATCACGGGCCGACATAAAGTTAGGATTGGGTGGAGCAACTTGAATGCCATCCACACCCTCAAAACCGGGCGGCTTGTCCCTAGTTGGCAAAGGCCCTTGAGTTACGACCTGCGGCGCAATTGTTTTTACTTCAGGCGCTGCTGCAGGGGCAGACGGCCTAGGCATGTTTTTAAGTCGATCTTCCCAAAAATTTTTCTCATTTATAAATTGTTCTTCTGAACCTCTACCACTTTCCATCCATTTTTTCTTTTGTTCTGGGTTGTTATAAGCGGCGACAATTCGATTCAAGTTGTCGTATTCTTCTTGCTTGCCTTGATCCGCTTTAGACGGAGCGGGCAATCCACCGCCAGCAGGTGCGGCAGGCGCCCCTTGCGACAACGGTCCAGCGGGAGCCGCGGCAGTAGCAGTAGTGGCGGCAGGTGCGGGAGCGGCCTTGGGGCCAGCTAAGGCGCCCGACAAAGGTCCAGCCACTGGGGCTGTTTTGGGGCCCGCTACAGGGCCTGTGGGGTTTAGATAATTAGACAGCTCTGCGTCGCGTGACTTTAAGCGCTGCAGCTCAACGCCTTGTCCAGCCACCGCAAACCTCTGCTGCGCAATTTCTTGCTCACGTTTACTTTCAGCCTCTTGAGCCGCACCCACGTTCTTTGCAACATTACCCAAAGACTCGCCAAAGCTTCCGCTTTGCGTGGGAGCTAAAAAGCCCTGCGCCATAGCCAGAAGCGTGGGATCGAACAGCCTGTTCTTGCGAGTGTCAAGAGACTCGTTAAGAAGCGTCAATGCTTCTTGATAGCGCCTGTTCGCCTCTACTGTATCAGGGTCGTCTCCCGGCAAGTAACTTGCTGATGGAGTTTTAGCTTCGGCCATGTTCTTATCCTTTTAGCCTGAGAAATTGCCAAGAGAATTTGCGTAAGCACGCTCCTCTTCAGTTTGTCCAGTAGAAGAACTACCGCCAGAAGAATCTCCAGACGATCCGCTATCTGTAAACCAGCTTTTTATATCAATGTCGGGAAACTGTTTTCCAACCCAATTATAAAAATTAGAACCTGCCGAGCCTTCTTTTGTAGCACCAAGTATAGACATAACGCCCAAAATGTTATTAAGGTCAGAGGTGTTGTAAGAACCAGCTTTAGGACCCACAAATGTCTGTGTTTGGTTCTGAGGCATGGTGTATCCGCGCATGAGCCCAGAGGCGGTTGTAGCAGTCTTAAGAGGTTGATCCAACAAGCTCTGCTCGTATGCCTGACGCTCTGCACCAGCTTTGGTCAATGCGCCGACTCCAGTCAAACCTGACTCAAGCTCTTGCTGCGCAAGCTTACCCTGCGTACCAGCGGTTAAGTTCTGCAGTTGAGCCTCGTCTAAGGCGCCTTTTAGAGCCTCGCTGTAGCCTTTTGAAAGAGCGCCGTACTGCTGACCAGTCAAACCAGCCTGAACGTCAGCCATGGACTGCCCAAGGGCATTTGCGTAGCGTTGGCCACCAAGGCCGCCAGTACCTACAAAACCAGCCTTCATGCTTGGGAGGAGGTTCCTTTGCACGTTCTGTTGAGACAGCCGCGCCATCTCGTCCACCACGTTACTGGTGTAAGGGTTCATTAAGGCTTGAATACGCTCAGGGGTAATGCCCTGTGCAGCCTGAGCGGCGGTGCTCTGTGCGGCTTGCAGCTGTGGCTGATAGGAAGTTGTTGCGGCAGGCAGGTTAGAGTAACCCATGGTCTGTAATGGGTCATATCCCGCAACGCTTTGTTGTGGAGTTTTACCCATGGCAGTCTGGCCAGCCTGAGACAGACCAGACAGGTAATCGGTGTAGTACGACGGCGCGTTGTCTTGCGTGGTCGTCGTCTGTTTAATATCTGGTAACGGTGCGCCTTGAGTGAATGCCATGGTTATCTCCTAGCCTTGCTTTTTTTCAGGTAATCCAACGGCGACTTTTTTGCCGGAGGAGGAAGGTCCTTCGGCTTGGCCGATCTATGATACGCCCTGATGGAATGCATCATTTCGTATAGTTTATCGCTTCCTGCCTTGGTTGAGCCGTTTCCGAGAGCCGCAACCACGTCAGCAGGGAAAACAAACTCACCATCGGCAAGCATGGCGGGTATGTCGTCAGACTGACCATCGCCGGGTCCCGTCACCGCGTCACCTTTTCTGAAGTCTAAGCGAGCCTTGCCAGAGTGGTTGATTACATTCAACCCACCCCCGGCGTATTTGCCGTATCGCGTACTGCCGCCGCCAGCCATCATGGGAACGGCAAGGCCGCCCTCTTTAGAGTATAGCAAATCACCACCAGAAGAGCCACCTAAAAGGTCGTTCATTTCTGGCTGCTGGCCATAAGCGAAATAATCAGAACTTTGCTGTGAAGGTGTTAGCGCATCTTGCATAGGTGCTCCCTGTTGATTTTGTTGCTGCGGCTGTTGAGGCTTGGGCACATAAGCGTTCTCTTTCACCATTTTGAGGTATTGATCAAGAGGCCCCTCAAATTTTGCCTCACCCGATGTTTTAAGTCCAATGTCTTTAGTTCCGGGTATGGTTTCATCTGTTCCGCCTGCGGCCGTCAATCCAGTTAAAGATAGGGCGCTTGAAAGGCTAGAGGCGGTTTTAGCCTGCGCCGCTTTGGCTTTGGCGGCCGCCTCTGCTTTTGCTTTTTCTGCCGCCTGCTGCGCTTGAAGTTGGGTAAGGTTAGTCTGCAACCCAGCCACACCAGCACCAATCTCTTTGATAGCTGTGTTTGTGGCGGTCTGGTAGTCCTGACCTTGCTGCATCAACTGATTAACTCGATCATTAAATTGAGCTTGAACATCGGCAAGGTTGATTTGCGTCCCAGTTCCTGTTGTGCCCGTCGTTCCTGTTGTTCCTGTTGTTGCGTTAGCAGCACCAGTGCTTTGTGTTGCACTAGCAGTGTCAGTAGCGCTAGTTGTTGCTGTTCCAACATTGGCGGCAGTATCTGTTGCACTAACAGCGTCAGTAGCGCCAGCAGTATTGGTGGCGCCAGTGGTTGCTGTTCCAGTATTGGCTGCGGTTTGTGTTGCGCCAGCAACGTCAGTATTGCCAACAACGTCAGTAGCACCAGTAGCATTGGTAGCGTTAGCAGTGTCGGTAGCGCCAGCAGTTTCAGTAGCGCCAGCAGTATCGGTAGCACTAGTAGTACCAACAGTGTTAGTAGCACCGATAGTATCGGCGGCCCCAGTAGTGCTAGTGGCCCCAGTAGTACCAGTAGTACCAGTTGTACCAGTAATACCAGTTGTACCAGTAATACCAGTGGTATCAGTAATACCAGTGGTATCAGTGGTATCAATGATTCCTGTTGTTCCTATTGTTCCTGTTGTATCAGTGGTTCCTGTAGTTCCAGCAGTGTCAATAACAGCAGTATTTTCAGTTGTATCAGCGGCTCCTGTAGTATCGGCTGCTGTCGTATCTCCACCTGTAACGTCTACATTTACAACATCTCTATTATCTACATCTACAGGAGTAAGAGGTGTTAAATCTTTTGCCGCATTTTCTTGCCTTATTCTCTCCGCCTCAGATATTGGTGCCTGATAATCTTTCCCTGTAACTTTTTTGTATTCAGCTTGCAAGTTGGAATCGTTTGGAGTTTGTAATAACGCCTCCTCCAACGCCTTTGAATAATTAGCATCCATTGCAACACCAGCAAAACCATAAGTATTGGTGTACTCGTTAAAAGCTCGAGCTAAGTTTGGATTCTTGGCAAGTGCAATTTGAAACTTTGGATCGTTAGCAGCAAATGCGGAGCCAAGTCTACTTGTGCCTGTAGAAGCATCGGTTGAAGTTGCGGGCAATGCCTGTGCGGTAGAAGACTGTGCAAAAACATCTTGCATGGCTGCATTTAAAGCAGTCCGCTCGTCTGATGTCAAGTTGGACTGATTTAGCTCGTTCATTAAAGATGATCTTGCATCTTGAGATTTAGCAAATGCAGTATTAAAAATTGAATTTTCGTCAAAGCTAACTTGTTTTCCGCCAGCGTCTTTAAAGTCAATTTTGTTTTGATCTACGCCAGCAGCGTTAGTAAACGCTTGTTGGCCGTCTTGCATAAACCTACCATCGGCGGTCAACGTCATGCCGTTGTTTAAGAGCCAATTGCCTGCCTCGTCTTTGCCCGTGGCTTTGATTGCACCAGAGTTCAGGGCGTCAATAGTGGCGTTGCGCGTTGCCACCTCAGCCAATGCTTTGGTGTAGTTCTCATTAGCGGTGTCTGCCGCTGCTTTTGTTTTGGACCAAGCCGCGTACTTGGTTTCGTACTCCTTAGCGGCCGCCATTGCCTTTGCAGCTAGGTTAGTTCCGTCTTCATTGGGGGCTTCAATGTCGCTTTTAATTGCTTGTAACTCTGCAACTTTTTGAGGTAACAATTTGTTTTCTGACTCAATATAGTCAATTAAAGGTTTATTATCTTCATATAGCTTTTTAGCAGCTTCGCTATTCATTTCAATATATCGTGCTGATTCATTTACTACAGCCGCCCTCTCATTCATGCCCTTCGCAAGCATATTCATATAATCGGTTTTCCCCCAAAAATTTAATGGGGCATAACGATCATAGTACTCTTTCCATTGATCGTATGAATTTTTCCAAGTATTATAATAACCTTTAGATTCTTCTATCCAGACGCCAAGCTGATCATATTGAGTTTTAAACGGGGTATATTTTTCTGTAATTGCTTTTTGTAAATCAGAGTCTCTTTGAATAATAGACTGACGCAAGTTTTCCGCCTCAACCGCCTTGCTATCAAGCTCTGCTTTGTAAGTAGTAAATTTATCCTGAGCTTTTTGAGCGGCCTCTGTATCGGTTGTTAAGTTTACATAAGCGTCTTTGGCCATGCGAGACACTTCAGAGCCAGCCATGTTGACGCCAGCGTATGCAATATAGTTACCTACGGTTTGAGCTGGGTCGCCCTTGCCAGACACCAGCGTGTTAAGCGCTGTGCTGGCTGCGCCTTTCATAACATTTAAGGCTGTTGGACTAAATCCCCAATTGGGGTCTTTGTTGACGGAGTTGAAATAACTGTCTGTAGAAGAGTAAATAAGGCCAGAAGTAAATCCAGAAGACACCCCCTGAGCAACACTCTTGCCTGTTAAGGCGGCGTTGATACCTCCGATTACGGAGGAGTTCAATGCGGCGGATGAGGCATTTGCAACCGACACCGCTTGATCGGGTGATAGGTTAAAGTTTTCCATAGCCCAGTCGGTTATGTCACCAGAGGGCATATTTACGGCGTAGTTTTTAATGTCTGCGCCAATTTGAGTTCCAGTCATAAGCTCTGATGACGCATAGGACAGGGCGGCACTCTTAGCCATATCGCCTATGTTTCCACCTCTAGCTCCTGCAATAACTGCGGCTGTTACGTAAGGAGGAACACCAAAACTTGCTCCAACCACCTGTGCAACAACAGGCAAGGGGTCTCTTAAAATGGCCTGAACAGTATTAACGGCCGTGTTGAAAGTATTCGTTGCAAGATTATAGGCGCTCCCAAGCGGGTTTCCTATATCAATTCCAGTATTATCTTTAAGCCATCCCATTATTCACCCCTTGGTTCACCAGTGGTGAACGTAAACATTTTAGAGGTTGAATCATAATTAGATTCTGCACCTTCAAACTTACCTTTTTTAAGAGCAAGCTTTAATGCTTTTAAAGCCTCGGGTGTTATGTGCGCAAAAAGTTTATCAAAGCCCATTTTTCTTGCTGATTGAATAAACTCAATGATGTTGTTGACGTAGTTTTCTCCCGTATCGCCGTTATAACCACGAATAAACCCTGTTCTTTTTGGAAGGGCGGCAATTGTGAATAGAGTGTTGCCAGCCCTTACTCTAAGCAGTTTTGGGTCACTGTACTCTTTAAGCATAATGGTGTACGACAAGCGCTCAGGCGTGATATTTGCTTTTTTAGCCGCGGCCTTGCACATCTCTAGGCCCTGCTTGTACTCATGCGCAGCCACCAAAAATATGTCATTAGGCTGAAGCATGTGTTCTTTTGAGCTGACTGGGTGAATGCCGATCATGCTGGTATCTCCAAGTAACGGCTATCGTCCACTTTGTTAGGATGAAAATTAGGCAAGTAAATCTTGAGCATAGGAATAAACACCTTGGTTGTCATGTGCCACGACCAATGAGCAAGATCAGTCCAGTCCTTTAGGCGCTTAAAGCTGACGCCCTTGAGTGTATAGACCACAATGAATTTGATGACGTAGGCTTGATTTTGCCTTGCAATTGCCCGTAAGTCAGCATCTGAATAACCTAAACTGCGCCAAAGGTCGATAGCAAGGTCCTTGTGGCCAATCTCTTCGCGTGAATGCCAAGCAAACAATTTGTGCTCGCGCCCAGAACAATTTCCGTGCAGGTCAAGAATCATTCGGCCAATGCAGGCCGCAAGGTGCTCAATAGAAACCATAGCCCCAAGCCAAAGCTTGTTACCGGGGCGGCGGTGAATGATGGAGGCCTTGTCAAACTCAAAGTTCGCCTCTTGAGTCAACCCAGCGCGGGCATTGTAGGCTTCGTGTGCGCTTGCGTGGGCCAGCTCCTCCTTGATGAATTGATCAAGGCGTTGCGATAGTTCTTTGTCATGCAGGCTCGCTAGGTGGTGCTTTGCAACAGACACAAAAGCCTTCTCCCACGCAGGGAAAAGAATGCTCAAACCGTTATAAAAACGGGTATAGACCTGTGAATCATTGCACCAGTTCATGTTGTTTGCACCGCTGGGTTGACTGCCGCCACCATAGCCTCCGCCCAATAGTACCAATCTTCGTACTGATCGGTTCGTGGCGTTGCCTCATTAGAAAATACGTCGATTGCGTTTAGGCCATTTCCCCAAACTCTCCAATCCGTATGCTGCGTTGGTATTTCCAACTGTTGAGCCGCATACAGCTCGCACATAAGCGACGCCCACGACTCAAACGTGTGATAGCGCGGGTCATAAACTTGAGCAGGATTAAGGGCCATATGGCCTCGCGTCGCCAATTTCGGCGCTTAATAAGAGCTTACCGAGCTGATAGTCACCACCAGCCACGTTTGAAATAAACTTAAGTCTCAACTCTCTTCGCTGCTCTCGCATGTCAACTTTGCCAGTATTGGGTCCAAAAACGTACGGGTCAGACTCTTTATCGGCGCCTTGAGCAAATGGAGGGCCAGTCACTATTAAGGACATATCACCAGACTGAACAAAGTCAGGCTCCACGCGCTCTAAACGCAGCCATCTGTTTTGGCCATCTGGGGTAGGCTGTGATGGGCCTCCAGAGACCAATCCTAGGTCGTTAGTCTCAAAGTAGCTCTCAATGGCACTGACGTTCTGCCCGTTGATGGCGTCTGTTCCAATCTCATGTTGGAGAATTTCAATTCTGTTCTCTGGTGTAGAGAATGTAAGAGGCACTGTGGCCGTTGCGGTGGCCGCGGCAGACATTTTGACGGCTTGTGCATACAAAGTTGCAACAGGAATAGAAAAACCAGCACCAGCTCCGCCCAGCTCAGTATTGGATGCGCTCAGAGCATTCCCCACTTGGTAGCCAGCGCCTCTAGATGTTACGGTAACGGCTGTTACAGCACCCCCAGAAACGGTTACAGTAGCCTTTGCGCCGCTTCCGCTGCCACCAGTAAGGGTGACGTTGGTGTAGGTGCCGTTGACGTATCCTGTGCCCCCCGTAATCGCTCCTAATGTCTTAATGTTGCTGGTGGTGATGGTAGATACATAAGCGCCTGTAGGAATTCCTGATCCAGAAATAACTAACCCTAAAACAATTGATGTGTTGTAGGTGTCAAGGTACAGAAAAGTGTTGCCGTTTGTGGTGTTGAATGTGTCGGTAAACACAATTTCAGATGGGGAGGTTTCCCAATTGGCTTGTACAGGGAAGCGAAACACTTGCGAGAAGTAACCCGCCGAACGGCGAGCGCCTAAAGCTTGGCCAGCGTCGTACCAAGTGTTTTCTCGAGTGTTGTAGACAATAGCGTCAGTACACTCAGTTGCGTCACCTCTAGGATAGAACCACCAAACCTCACCAAAACGCGGGACTTTGCTGACCCAAACTTTTTGCCTTTGGCTGTAGTTTAGGTTGTCAAAAAAGTAGTTCTGGTTCATGTTGTTAGGAATTTCCTTAACAACGCCGTTGTACATCAAGAAACGGTCTACTCCGCACCAGTAGTAAACACCGTCGTATTCAATTGCGGATTGGCTGGACAGAATGGAAGATTGCGAGCTGATGATGTCGTAGCGCCAGTATTGCGGGGGTGTTCCAGCTCCTCCGATATAGGACACGCGAATTAGGCTATCAAGGCTCCAAAACAGCCCAGAAGGCGCGTTTGATCCACCCCTGACGGGCAACCCCTGCACAATCTTTCCTGTGGCCACGTTAACTGCATTGGTGTCTGCGGAGACCCAGTCTTGAGCGTTGCCAGCGGAGCAGTTCTGAATCAGCCCATTGTTGCCGTAAACAAAGACGTAAGGGTGAAGCGACACCACCCCACCAGATACGCTAATGTTGTTGCTGAAGGTGGCCGCAACCACTCCAGCAGGGACCGCGTTGGACAGAGTCACGGTGGTTGTAGAGACAGAAAGTACAGTAGTATTAGCTGGGATGCTGGTTCCCGTAACTGTTTGGCCAGCTCCAATCAATAGGTTTGAGGCCGCAATTGTCACCACGGCAGTGCCAGTAGAGGTGATGGTATCGGTAAACGTGCCAATTTGTGACATGGTCGTGCCATTTATGTCACCGATTAGGACAGGCGTATTGGCGTCATTGTCAATCGACGCGAGGTTTTGACCCGGATGCGCAAGCAGCGATTGCACCCCAGCACCAGCAACGTCATAGAAACCATCAAACTGCCAAAGGTTAAGGTTGGAGGCAGTAAAGTTTGACAGCGTAAAGTTGCTAACCCCAGCTCCAATGCCGTTATCGTCAATAGTCAGCACTTGCAGACCATTGTTATAACCACTGAAGATGTAATTAAATGCGTTCTGAGCGTTAACCCAAATGCCCCTTGATGGGCCTGTTAGTTGATCGGAAATGACACGATACCCGCCCATTTTTCTAGGGCGCCCGCGCTGAAACCTTACCCAGCGACCATCATTGTAGAACTGCTTATCAAAGGTGGTTCCGTCCCGCTGGACGCCGGGCATGGTGTCAAGTGCAAAGACTTTTGCGGTCATTAGAACACTCCGCCAGAGATACCGCCCGTAAAGGTTCCCGTTCCAGAAATTGTGAGACCAGCAGAGGATAAGCCAAACAACTTAACGCCAAGGATGGCCATACCCAATTCACCTGAAGTTGGCCTATATATACCAGTTGAATTTTCAGAAGCGAAGTTAAGAGAAGGCGCCGCTACGGTTCCGTTGACCAATGACACATTCAAGGCACCCGCAGCGATTGTGGAGGCGTTTAAAAGGTTTACAGAGTCGCAAAGCAAGATAACTTGCTCACCAGCAGGGACGGTTGCAGTGCCGCCTCCAGCGCCTGTGGTAAAGGTAATCTGATAGCCCGCACCCGTACCATTAGTCTGGTTGGTGATGTAGTAAACCTGAACGGTTTGCGGAAGGGTAACCGTTACGTTACCGCTTAAGGTTCCCGTGTACTTCTGTACTACGTTTGCGGCCTCAGCGGAGGTTAAAGTGTAGCTGCCAGATGTAACAGCTTTGGTAAGCTGCGTAAAATTGAACTGAGTACTGCGTCCAAGACCGACGGTGTAGAAAGCCAAGCCAGAGCAGCAGATAAAGCAGGAATCAGAAGGCTGCAGAGAGATAGAAGCGGCGCCATTGATTAAATCTCCACCAGAGGGGGAAACGGTCAAAGTGCCAGTCCCGCTATTACGCAGCATCATAAACCAATCGTTACCTAACGTAACGGCTGATGTAAGCGTTAAGGTTCCTGCGCCATCATTCCAAACATAGTAAGAAGCACGATCAGAAGCTATCGCGGTATAGGAAGAAGAGAATGTGGTGACGTTGTGTGCCGCGTTTAGGGTATTGGTGATGGCCTTTAAGCCGTATCCAGCCAAGGCGCCAGCGTCTACGTTAGAGGAGCCTACGCCAAAGGCAATGTTGCCCCACGTTCCCGCGGTAGTAGCGTTGGTGGTGATGTAGATGTACCGTGCGGCGCTGGGGGCCACGCTTGCAATTGAGTTGCCGTCGTAGTCTTTAATGGTAACGGTGTTGGCGCCGACGTTTCGTATTAGAGCGTCCGAGCCTACAGAGGCCTGATTGGCAGGCGGCATGGACAGGGACAGGCCAGCAGCGGTGGCCGTAACGTCCATAATGCGCGCAACGGCGTTGTCGATCGCGCTGCCGTTGATTGGCCAAGACAGGGTCGTGTTAACAGAAATTGAGACGGACCTATAGGACACGTCAGTCGGCTGTATCACCTGACCCGTAAACGGACTGGTAAAGCTCATTATGAATCCCTCACAATAGCCTGACGATCAGCCGCACGAGTGACGTTTTCTGTCTTCAGGACTTCAATAATTTGGCTGTAATTCTGCTGCCACATAGGCATGCGCTCGTCGTTCTTAAGGAACGGCATGGCCTGCAACAGAGTCCCGTACAGCAGCGCCTGTGGGGCGTACTGAGTAAACCAATTGGACTGGTTTGCGGAGTCCAAGGGCTGGACCCTTTGGTAGTACAGGACCTCGTAGGAGTAGTCGTCGTCTGGCGTAGGACCCACGAGCCAGTGCTCATAGTCGTAGTCGCAGAAGTACAGAGGGGCGTCCTCCTGAGCTGGGTCTGGCCAGTACTCACGGATGTACTCGTATGTGCGCAGGAGGATAGGGCGGCGCTTTCCAGCCACGGTGACGTTCATGGACACAGTCTTGCGCCAACGTGCAGGCTTGGGAATGACGTTCTCGCCCTTGACTAGGGTACTTTCAACCACCTGAAGGTTGCCCAAGAACTTAATTTCGGACGCAATGATCTGCTCCGCAAGCATGATAAACTGCGGAATCTTTTCGAGCGTCTGCGTGTCAGTGCGCTCCAAATACGTTTGGATGTCATTGACCAGCGAGTCATAGGTCATCACGGCTGCAACCGTCACAATGCATCCCCTTTAAAGTATTTGGCTATTTTATTATGACTTCAGGATAAAAACAACGCCCGTTCGTCAATTCTTCGGTTCTGAAGGCCTTTGAGTATTTTACCCCCAGCCATACAGTACTTTAGGAGTTCTTCCGCGGCTCCTTTGAAATCTCCTCTAAGAGCCTTCTGACGCAACGTGCTTCGCTGTAATGTGCCCAAACCAACATTAAAGCTAAAGCTAACAAGAGCATCAAACTGACCTTGGGTAAGGGGTACGGGAACATACTGTGCCACACCCCGCTCAAAGCGAGCCAAATCTGCGCGAAGAATTCCATCTACTTCCTCCATCGAAAAGGTCCGATTATCCTCTTCTTTAAGGGGGAAGGACATTCGGTCCTCTATCTTGAGTTTACCCTGTTCTGGGTACAAAACGTGGCCCACACCGACAGTCCAGAGCCGCGCCGGGCATCTATATGGCTTCTGTCGTACGCCTTCATGGTGCATCACCGTCTTGATGGCTTTGGCGCTGACGTTCATTTCCCAAAGGCTCGGCCACCAAAGTGGAAACTTATTATGGCCGCAAAAAGCGTTTGGGTTTCGTTATCCCACAACTGTTCTGCCAACTTGTCAAAAGATACGCCAGAAGCTATACCATGATAGACGAGGCAGGCGTCGATGGCCACCAAAAGAAAGAAGAACCCGTAAGTAATCACGGGCCGAACGCTTGCTCTTAGGTTGTGCATCCATTGGCTAGTCCCTTCATTCAAACTTGCGTCATGGGCGTATATAGCTTGCATTTCAGCTTGCTGGGCGCCGATTAAAGCCCGCTTATCTTGCGACGCGGTTTCAATTTGAAGCTGCTCAGACTTAATGTGCTCAATCTGCTCCTGAATGTCGTAGCCTAATTTTTTAAGCTCAAGCTCTCTTTCAATTTGCATTTGGGCCAAAGTTATCTCGTGCTTCTTGTCCGACCTGTCTTGAAAAAACTCAAGCAGCTTAGGCAGGCCGCCCATTAAGAATGAGACGATAGTTGAAAGCAGAGTGATCATTTTTTGTTGTACAGCTCAAACAAGACTTTTACCTTTTCCTCAAGGACTGCGACTCGGTTATCAAGCTTTGCAAGGACAATCACAAGGCTAACAAAGGCTAATAAGAGAGGCCAAACTTTAGCTAGGATGTCGATGGTGTCCATCATTTATCCTGCTTCAGTTCTAGCTTGTCCATGATCTTGCTGAACATTTCCTTGATGTCGCGCATGTCTTCGCGGTAGTCATCGCGTTGGACATAGACTTTAGGAATCTCTTCACGCAGCTTGGCAAGGTCAGACTTTAAGTCTTTCACAGCCGCCCAAAGCTCACGAGCAAACCATCCGCAAACTGCCATGCAGAATCCGAGACCAATGTTAATGAGTGTTTGGGCGTCCATGTTTTTACCAAGTTACGGGTTGATTTGTAATCTTACGCAGACCAAGATTGATTGCTGTAAGTGCTAGAGCTTGCAGTTCAGCACCGATCACAAAGCCGTAGCGCATTTGAAGACCGAGCGCGGCGGCGCAGACTACGTTCACCCAAAATGTCTTAGAAAGATAAAACTTCTTACCAGTCACTTGGCTTACTAATGCGTCTGATGCTGCTGCGGCAATAGCTGAATTTACATCGCTCATTCTTTCACCTCTGCTTCGGCAGGTTGCTCTTTCAATGCTTCTTTCAGCATAGTCAAGAACGCATCTTTGCCGACGTTCAATTGTTGCAGTTGGAATTGAGTCGATGCAATCTTACGATCCAAGTCTGCTGTGTGGTTCAGCAGGAGAAGCTGGTTCTCGTTGAAGTCGTTAACGTCGTACTCGGTTCCGTCGATTGTCACGATTTGGGGCTTTTTGTTTTCCATATCGTATTTCCTTTCAATGTGCCGCCAAGGTCGGGTGGCGGCTTCCCGTTTTACCAAGGTACGCCAGCTTCTTGTACTGGGTGCTTTTGCAGTTCGATCTGCTCGGCCAAGGCGGCTTCTGTAGCGTCTTTGTCTACGCCGTTAGCCCAACACCAATCCAATACTTCTTGCTCTGTAACGTCGGCGTAAGGGATTGTGGGAGTACCCTCACCAAATGAACAAGTAGAGTAGATAGAAGCTGTGTAGTCTCCATCCACGGCGGTAGCAGTCCAATGTGCTGTTGTGATGTAACCTGTAGAAGTCAGGTAGTTAGTTTGGGTAATAGTCCAGTTTGTCATGATATTTCCTTTGGGTTAGGGATGGGATGCTTTGTATGCGTCAAACTCTGCTTTGAGTTCTTGCAAAGCCTTCATCAAGGCATATTGCAGGTCGGTTTGGTAGATAGACAAACGCATCTTTGGTTCTTCATCTTTACTAGCCCAATTTGATTCAGTTACCAACTCAGGGGCAACCGCTTGAACATCTTGAGCAACCACACCCAATGTCAAACCACCATCTGTTTCAAGATTTTGGTCAATGTAATTAAATGTCTGAACAGGTATTGCACAAATCTTGTCAAGGTAAGAAGTAGCGGGGGCAAAGTTTATTTTTTCTCTGCGGTCTGAAAGAATTACATTGTTTGCCGCATAGTTGGCAATACCACCGTTGGAACGAACTGAAAACCGCAAAGTAGTTCCATCATCTGCGTAAAAGAACCAATTATCACTTCCATTTGGAGAATTTGTGTAATTTACACGAAGGCCATAAGGGGAGGCATTTGTGTTTTGTAAATAAACAACCGTATCGCCAGTTGTATTTTTGGCTTGAATGGGTGTTACTGTTCTAATTGCGCTTGTTAACCCCACCAGCAAGTTACCGCTGGAGGTCAATACTGCATTTGTAGTTGTGCCATTTAAAAACTCAATGTTCCCTTCATCTGCAATGTTGTAATAAGAGCCAATAGCAGATTTTTGAACACCTACAGAATTTCTGAAAGCAAATGTTCCTGCGGCAACACCAGTTCCGTTTATTCCAATTATTCTGTTGCCAGTTGCAATAATGTTGCCATTAGATGTTATCAAGCCTCCGTAAGTGGAACTCGTAGTCCCAACCAGCAAGTTACCGCTGGAGTCGATACGCATGCGTTCTGTGTTGTTGGTTTGGAATGTAAGAGGAATTGTTGTGCCAGTTCCCAAAAAAGTTGCTGCATTAGATGAACCAAAAAAAGCATTATTTACAGTATTGGCATTGTTGAATAAGGATATATCTGCGTAGCCATCAGAAGACCTGCCTTGCACTCGTGTCGAATTTCCTGATGAATCAGCTTGTATATGCAAGGGAGTGCTAGGGCTTGTAATGCCGATACCCACGTTACCATTGCCTCCTATACGAAAAATATCCGCTGAAGATGAATTTTGTACTCTTAAATAACTACCATTTGTTCCATTCATTCCTGTTGTTGTATTCAAGAACAGAAGTGAATCACTAAAATCAGAGCGACCAGAAGTAATTTTTAACAGTTTTCCATAGTAAGCGCCATTACTTGGTTGAATTTGCATAACATCAGCAGTATTTCCGTCAAATGCTGCGTTTGTTACCTGTAATGCTACAACATCTGCCGCGCCATTTACAGATAATCTAGATGTAGGCGAACTCGTCCCAATACCCACGTTACCGCTGGAGTCCAGAGTCATTGCTTGGGTACTATTGCTCAGAATCCAAGCATGAGACAAGGCATCGTATTGAGCATTAGAAAAGTTACTTGCACCGCTATCTACTGACCGAACTGCTTTTACCGTAGTTCCCGCTCCTGACGATGCAGAACGTGCCGTATACGCCGATGTTGCATTGGAAAGGGCATCAACACGACCGCCGCCTGTGTTGCTTGTGGTTCCAATTTGGAGCAAGCCACTAGTATCCAGCGTCATTGCTTGGGTAAAGGAGATGGCGTTACCTGCTGTGCCGGAGGGGGCGGTGTACCAAATGTGTTGACCCGCACCCATCTGATATCGCTGTGCTGTGCCGTTGACGATGTACTTTGCGCTACCATCATCAAACACATTGTCAGAAAAATTGGTAGCGGATATGCTTGTGTGTGCGTACACAGCACCACGCTGACCAAACTGAAATGCCTTATACGCACTACTCCAAGCACTAGGAGTAACCCCCAAGCCGAGGTTGCCGGAGGAGTCGAGGCGCATCTTTTCGGAGCCAGAGAATTGCCACAAATATGGTGCAGTGCTGTTATTAAAAGTAGTACCTGATGAAGTACTAAAGTAATAACTTGTTACACCGCCACCAACCGCAGAAAAGAAAGTGTTGGATTGGACAGACCCCTGTGCCGTAAGATTACCCCCCGTAAACGTCAGCAAAGACCCGCTAGTCAACACCTTAGAGCCGTCGAGATAAGCCACGCCGTTGGCAGTACCATAAGACAAGGTTTCGCTTGTGCCGATGGTTGTAGTGGTGAAAGAACCCGCAGCAGGAGTAGTAGCACCCACAGTACCGTTCAATGGGCCAGCAAAGCCCGAAGAGGTCAGAACTGTGCCGCTCCATGTCAGAGAAGCCGATCCGCCTAAAGCGCCAGCGTTGTTAAACTGGATTTGGGTAGTAGAACCACCGATAGAACCAGTGCCCTTAGAGGCCATAGTCTGAACAACACCGGAGCTGTCCTTGTAAAAAAGACGTCCATCATTTGTGTTCATAGCAAGCTCACCAGCCACCAAGTTGGCGGCGAGTGGCACGTTAGAAGCGGTAGCGCTGTAGTATAAAGATACGGGCGTGAATCCTGTGGCGGCCATATTAATTACTCCTTAGAATGTTCCAGCGGCTATTGTATTAGCTGGGTTGATGGGGGTGTATCCGAGTGCTGTTGTCACGTTAGAAGAGGTCAGTTCACCACGAATTGTTGCACTAGATTTGTTGTCTACGTTACCTAAGCCGACCATTGCGGCTGTGATACCGCTTACTGTACCAGTAAATGTTGGCGATGCCAAGTTTGCCTTCAAAGCAATCGCTGTATCAATCGCAGTCTTTGTGTAAGCGTCAGTAATACCAAACCCAGCAATTGTAGTGGGTACGCTAGACAATCCAGAGAATGGAATGTTGATGTTAGCTGTTCCGTCAAACGACACACCTGCAATCAAGCGTGCGTTCTGAAGCGAAGTAGCTGTTCCGGCATTACCAGAAACGGTTGTAGGAGATGCGTGTACGTGGTCTGAACGAGCCGCTGTAGTAGCAGTTCCAGCAGCAGCCACGCCCAATGCCGCACCTGCGACGGAACCCAGTGACAACAGGCTAGGTTTGTTAATCAGGTCGCCATAATCACCCGAGGTGGCTACAGTCGCCAAAGAAGGCTTGCCAGTCAGATCAGCATAAGCACCTGAAGTAGCCACGGTGGCAAGGCTAGGCTTACCTGTGAGGTCAGAATAAGCGCCAGTAGATGCTACGGTAGCGTAGGTAGGCTTGTTGGTCAGATCGGCGTAAGAGCCGCTTGTAGCCACGGTAGCTAGGCTGGAGGTGTTAGCCTTACCAGAGATCGCTGTGGTTACATAGGACTCGGTAGCCAAAGCCACTTCCTGAGAGGTTGGGCCAGCAACCCACTTGCCAGATGTTTCATCCCACAACAGACGCTGACGGGCCAAGTCGCCACGATCCACGTCCAAACCAGCATAACGCAGTGTTACGCCCGATCCGGCTTCACCTTTGTTGACGGTGATGATGTTGTCTTTAACGGTCAACACCGTGGAGTTCACAGTTGTTGGAGTGCCCGCTACGGTGAAGTTTCCCGAAACGGTTAGGTTACCAGAGATAGTCTGGTCACCCACAGTTGCTACGGTAGGAGCAGTCAGGGTAACTTGCGTAGCAGAGGTTACGCGAGTCAGAGCGCCCTGTCCAGAAGACTGGATCAGTACATCACCGTTCTGGCCTGTAGTTTGGATGGTTGTAGAAGCTGCGGAGTCCAAAACCAAAGTACCTGTACCGCTAGTGGCGATACGCATACCTTGATTGTTATCAGAGGTAAAGGTAATAGTGTTGGCAGAAGAACCCAGAACAGGAACGCCATCCACGTACAGAGTGTTAGCGTCAATACGCAATTCTTTTGTGTAGATAGCGCCGAACTTCTTGGTAGCAGAGCCGATGTTGGTCACACCTGCCACGGATGGGAGGATGTCGCCGCTTACGGTCAAGGCTTTAGTGGCGAAGTCTTGCGAAGCAGAGCCGCCAGCAGCAGCCACGGATGGCTTGTTGGTCAGGTCGTTATAAGAACCCGAGAACAGGCTAGGCGTACCAGTCAGGTCTGCGTAGTCACCAGAAGTCGCTACGGTTGCGAGAGTAGGCTTACCAGACAAGTCAGAGTACAGACCCGATGTCGCCACGGTAGACAGAGAAGGTTTGCCTGTCAGGCTTGCGTAAGTACCAGCAGTAGCAACAGAGGCTAATGTCGAAGGATTAACGGGGGTGTAACCCAGAGCCGACTGGATAGAAGAAGTAGTTACGGAAGCGTCAGAACCTGCTGGGCCTGTAGCACCAGTTGCACCTGTATCACCCTTATCACCCTTCAGACCCTGAATACCTTGAGCGCCAGCAGCTCCAGTAGCACCTGTTGGGCCAGTAGCGCCAGTATCGCCCTTGTCTCCTTTGAGGCCTTGAATACCTTGAGGCCCTTGTGCGCCCGTGGCACCCGCAGCTCCAGTAGCGCCCGTATCGCCTTTGTCACCCTTTTCACCTTGAGGGCCTTGTGCACCTGTGTCGCCTTTAACGCCTTGAATACCCTGTGGGCCTGTAGCTCCGGTAGCACCTGTGGCTCCGGTATCACCTTTAACACCTTGGATACCTTGTGGGCCTTGGGCACCAGTATCACCTTTAGCACCGTTAGGGCCAGCAGGGCCTTGAGCACCAGTGGCTCCAGTTGCGCCCGTAGCACCTGTATCACCCTTCAACTGAGCTACTACGCCAGCAGGGAGAGTGGTGACGTTAGAGAGGTCTTTGTTAGCTTTATTGGAAACAATCGTTGTCAATGAGGAAACAGCCGACTCGTCGTTAGCCAACTGAGCAGCAATCTCTTCTAGAGTATCCAAAGCAGCGGGAGCAGCACCCACTACAGCGGCGATGGAATCGTCGATTTGGTCTTGAATGTTTGCGGAAGTCAGAACTGACGAGCCGTTTACAGTAATACCAGAAGTGCTGATGTGGACATTACCCACGTCAATCACGGTGGCCTTAACTTCAGGTACGTCTACGGAGTCAGGAGCCACCACCATCACTGTGCCGCGAACGGCTTCAGTAAATGTCAGGCGGAAAGAGTTGTTATTGATGTCTTGTTTGCCAACAGATACGATGTTGCCGTTCTGGTCTTTAACTTGAATCCAGACGTTGGTAGTACCAAGGTTGTGCTCCACAGTCCAAGTGGTAGAACTCAAGCCTTGAGAGTGAATGTAAGACAGAGTCTTATGTGAGAAAGGATACCAAGTCTCCAGACCACCAATGCTGACGTAGCCGTAGAGGTTGCTGTCCTTAATCAGGAAAGTACCAATTTGTGGGTTTGCAGGGAAGCCAGTCTCATTGACCTCCAAAACCAATGCGCCGTACAGGGCAAGGTCGTTATAGATTCTTGATTCCATTTAAATTCCTTTCGGGGTAATGCCCCTCATGTATGCCGTGCCATGAGCAACCTTTTTCATTACTAAGAGCGTGTCGTAAGACTGGCTAATGAAATCCAATAGTTCTTGTTTTTTGACGACACCGATCTTGTACATTTCATATTTCTCTTGTACGTCATCAGCAACGCGGATTAGCCATTCACGAATTCTCTCAGCTTCGGTCACTCTCTAATATCCTCGTCTCAGCAGTTTCGTAAAACCGCTTTATCCATTCG